TCATCTTGCTTATCAATATTGTCAAGAGTTGCAAAGCCAGAGACCATTCGGCGTTCTACATCTACCTTGCCAATAGGCATTGACAGACGGACGCTATTCTTGTCTGTTGTCCAGTGTGCTTTATTGATTAACATATCGTTATCCATTATACCAAATGTTTTAAGAGATTTCTCAATTATTGAGACGCTCTTCCCTCTCCTTGTGGATTGCGTCCATCAAGAGTTGCTTCACCATCTGATTGACTATTTGTTCTTTCTGCATCCCTTTGGCGATTGCCAGCAAGGTTTGCTCTAGCATCTGTTGCCTGTCTTGGAGTCATCACAAACGGAGCATCTCCATCTTTTCTTTGTGGCAAATCAAGTGCTGTACGAGCCTCATTTGGAGTCATAACCTGAGTCTTAACGTATCTCTCAAGAATCTGAGACTGGGCGATTTCATCAGTAAGAGTTAGTTCATTAAACTTAAGTTCAAGAACATCTGTCTTTTCCCTAATAATCTTGTTGACTACCTTCTCAAGATGATGTTGTGCTGGTCTGGCAACCTGCTCTTTAAATGTACGATCTTGGGAGAGTGCTGCTGCAAGTCCAGACTCTGATCCACCAAGTTTTGATATAGGAACTTGATGTGCAATTAGAATGTCATCACGGTTTTGTTTACGATACTCCTTGAATGATCCATCTTGGATACCGTTTTCAATTGGCTCCATCTTGAACTCAACTTTGTTTTGATCTGTATCTCCAGGAAGTGGAATATATAGAGTTCTGTGAGACTGAGACTTTAGCCCAGTCTGAAGGAATCTAAACATTTTATCTTCTGCGTCTCCAGATAACTTTGCACCCTTTAGAGTAATGATGTATCGTGGGACAGCCTTGTTTTCAAAGTAGTCAATATTATATCTTGATGCTAGTTGGTCTCCAATTAGAGATGGCATTGCAGAAACAATATCTGGAATACCATAGTATGTGTTTAGTGGAGAGTATGATTTAAGGTGAATAATTTCATTTGCACGACTATCTGCTGTTACTGGGTTTGGATTGTTTGCACCAAAATTTCTGAAGTAAACAACGGCCTGACCAATAATTTGAAGGTAGCCATCATTAAGTCTACGAACACGAACAGTGGTTGCTGGGATATGTCCAATGTAACCAATCTCGCCCTTGATTGTTCTTCCAACTTCAATAAATCCATTTCCAGTTGCTTCAACGTCTGTATAAACTTTTTCCATGATCTTTGTAAAACTATCATCGTCATTAAGGTTTTCTAGCCAGTCACGTAATTCAATCTTGGCTCTTTCAATTCTATTTCTTGCTCTTTCAGTTGCTGATTCATCTTCTGACATTTCTAGTCTAAGTGCAGTTCTATCTGCAATGTCAAAACGATATCCAAGACCTACAATATTTTCTACCTTTGCATCAATTGCAGCGTGGTTAGCAAAAGAGGTATCGTAAAAGTTTGCAAGTTCATACATGTTATATGGTGGTGTGATTACATCAAATAGACCGTATCCATTTCTATATACCGTTCCAGGATTAAGAGCCTTTGATCCAGCATCTACTCCAGACGGAACTGCATTTGCAGAGTCTAGGTATGCTTCAGTTGGTGTTATTGCTTTGCTTACTTGTCTTGCTACACGACGACGAAAGTTTTGATCTAGCCCAGAGTATTTTTGTAACTCTTCCCAGTTTTTATTAAATGGGTCGCTTGCTTTAAATTGACTCTCTTCTTGTTCTTGAGTGTTTAGGCTTGCTCTTACATACTGGAAGTTATCATCATCATCAGTCACTTTCGTACGCATCCCTTCCGTGTGTGTTTAATGTTTTCTGTGCATCGGCAATTGCGCCTAAGTCATTAACATTTGGAATTAACCCTTGTCTCATTCTATCTTTTTGTTCTGAATATTCTTCTTCTGATATTCTAGTTAGTCCAGGAACAAAATGGGCTGTGCCTTCTCCGTCGTCACCATTAAATATTGCAGCCCTTTTAAGTTCTGCAATCTTTGAGATGTCACCCTTTTGAGCAGGAATGTTTAATACAGAACCAGTTCCGTCAGTAAACCACTTTCCGTTTGACTTTTTATATACGTATAGACCCCAGTCATAATGCTTATCAATGACCTTGCGTCGTACATTTTCAACAATTGGTTTGCCAGTTTTTGGGCTAAATAAAGAATCCATAACCATAAGTATACCAGATTACACTGGTGAGGCTACAGATATTGACCAGGTAGTGTCATTGTATATTTTCATCTTATCTGCATCAAAAATCATGCCTTCTTGATCATCAATGATAATCTTATTAGTTCCGATGTAAGTTTTATAAACATCTTGAGCGTTAACTCCATACAGGGCTGAGGCAGAAATAACAAGAACACCATCCCAGGTAAAGTTATTTAGCCAATATGACCAATCTCTTTCTGTTAGCCCATCCTGCTTAACCTTAAGCCATGGCCTATTAATCTTGGACTGTAACTGCTGAAGGTTGTTTGCTTGGTAATACGCAACATTATTAAACAATGCTGGACTATTTAAGTTAATTGATCCTATAAATAAGTCAAAGTTTACCGCTTCTCCAAAGTTAACTCCTACTGCTGACCACTCTTTGATGGTTAGCACTGGATCTCTTACAAGAATTCCGTTAATATAATATGATATTCCCTGGAAATCTGAGTTGTCTGACTTATTCTTAGCATAAATCTTACCACGCTGACCAGTTTCGTCATTTGCCACAACAAAAAAAGTAATTGTATCTGCTTTATGTCTTATCTCAAACAAAGGAATTGGTGTTCCTGGAAATGATTCTTGGTCATACCTTATCCAAGACTGCATAGCACTTACTCTGTAGTTTTCTGCAAGAGACTGATTAATTGGCATTGAAATTCCACGATCAAAGTTTGAATCAAAGTCTCCACGAACTTGTATTCCAGAAGTTCTATTCATGTATAAGTATGGAGTGCTTCCTTTATAAATACTAAAAGGATTTTTTGATTTATAGTCATAATATAGTCCAGAGCGCTTGTAAGGGAATAGGTCTGTTCCAAATCTTGTTCCTACTGGATTAAACGAGTTATCATTAAATGCTTGTGATGCAATTTCAAGTTTTCTTAGAAGTATAGGCTTTGTTAGTATTCCACGAACATTGAACTCAAGATGATAGACGATTGCAATTTCATTAAAGTCAATATCTTTTCTTGGGTAAATTATAGTATTATCAACAACCTCAAACTTTGTAGTTGCCCAAGAAGAGTATTCAGATACATCTACTATGGAATTTTCTTTTGCAGATAGAGTTGTTGTAAAGTTGTCTTGTGAAAGATTTGCACCATCTGCAACATACTGAAAAGTAACATAACTTCTAATTGCTGCATTTTCTGTATTATATTCGTAATACTTTAAAGCCTTTTCTTTAACATCTTGGTAGTTGTTCCAACCAGTAAGCAAAGAGTTATCTAACTGCTGATAGGTTCTTTGTGTTGGCAATGAGTAAGAATTAGACAACTCTTCATATGTCCAAGATCCAGTTGTTTCTGATTGAAGCAAACTTGAGGGTGATGGATAGCCTAGGTTAAACTGTAAGAAATCTAAATCATAGAATGAGTTTCCAACATCGTTTTGAACATATTGTCCAAAATAAGATAGTGGCATGTAGTCTTCCCAGTATCCAGAAACACCGATGTCTAGGAATAGACTTCCATAAGAGTATGTTGGTAAAAGCGTATAACTTGCTGTATGTGCTAGTAGGGCTATTGCATTTTCTGATGACTCAACTCCGCTACCCGTATATGTGTCAATAATCGCAATTCCATTTTCATCAAAATAACTAGAGATAGAGTTTGCATTTAGGCTTGTTGAAAACCCTATAGAAAATATATATCCCTTAAATGTTTTAGATCCAGAGTTGTCTCCGCCTACATAAAGGCTTAGAGAGTTTTGATTACCAAAGAATGTTGCAACGTTGCCACCAAAGGTATTTACAAGTGTCTGGATATTAATTCCTGCTGCAAAAAGTTCTTCAACCTCAAACTCATCTGTACGATATATTTCTTGAGATACTCCTGAGTAATACAACGAGTATACAATCTCCAACCCATCTACGTTAATGGAGAAGTAGTTCCCTGTACTTTGATTGTATATCTTAAACAATACTTCTTCTGCTTCGTCTGTTCCGCTTCCCTGGTTATTTACCTGAAACACTCCATACAAAGATGCAACCTGTGAATTTAAAATATTAAAGTTTCCAAAGTTAATATATGCACCGTCGTTATTCCAAGTTGAGTCTGGATTTAAGGATATAAAGTGGGCATCTGTACCTAACTCTCCACTAGTAAGATTTTGATATAAAGTATCTGAGTCGTCATAAAGTTCTTGAAGTGTTTTTGTCCCAGTAAATATTGTTGGAAGTGCATACTGGGGTGTTGTTAATGCTGTTGCAGTTGTTGATAGGTTGTCAAATGTTCCCTGTTGCCATTGTGCAAAATCTGGGTAGTTATAGTTTGCCGTATAGTCTGCAAAAGAATAATCTAAAAAGGCAGAAGTTCCACTATAGGCAGAGTCAATGCTTTCTGATGAGCCAACACCTTGTCCATAAACATATCTTCTTTTTGCTACAACGTTTGCAACCTGGTAAGAGTATATTGCTACACAATCAATTTCTACTGGATTTACGTCAGCATAAGAATAAAACCCAAGCCAGTCTTCTCCAGTTATTGATGGTAAAGGTATGCTTGATGTAACAAAATCTAATGAGATAACCTGTTCTCCATTGATTAATACTGTTGCATTATCAGTAATTAATCTAATGTGGATTAGCATTGGTCTAAACCATTCACCAACAAAGTGAGAACTAAACTTTCCACCAATCAAAAGAGTTAAGAATCCACCTTCTACATATAGACCATCTTCACTTCCTATTGGTCCAAAAATTCTTTTAGCCTCATATGAATCAGAATTTATTCTTGCCCAAAACTCTAGCGTGTAATCACTATGTCTTCCATTTTCATGTAAGAAACCTTTACCAGGAAATATAAAAGAAGGATCTCCGCCAACGTTTGGCGATAATCTTGTAACATTTGATGCACCAAAAACTAATGGGACTCCAGTATTTTTTGCTGATAAGGAGTTATTATTTACAAGGTAGTATCCAGTATCAGAAGATATTCCGTAGGCTGGTGCTGGAATTACTGTGCTAGTTGTAGTTAGTTCAATATCTACTGGAAAGGTTTGTGGAGATACACCTAAAGAAACTACGTTAAACTCTTCAGACCATTGCCCCACAGATATTCCATTAAAGTAAAACTCATAGTCATTTATGTTATCTCCACCAGTAGTTGTAACTATTTTTAAAACTACTTTAAAGTTTGTACTTTCATTTGGAATCTCAAACGTTTCTGATATAAATGCCCACTGGTTTGATATTGATGTATTGAATGTTTTTAATTTTTGTATAACCTGAGAACTCGTGGTATCTGTATATTCATACCCAATAGATACTGACTCTAGATAAACGCTTGCAGAATAAAAATGTGTTCCAATACAAAATGTTCCAAGGGCTAAGTCTAGATCTTGAAAGTTAGTTAATTCTGGACTCTTTAGGATTGCCTCATTTGTAGTCCCAACTGGGATGCTAGAACTAACCTTTGTAGTGTAACTATCTGGAAATGGTTCTCCAGTTAGTCCAGTCCCAGCAGAAAAACTACAGCCTGTGCCTTCCCATAAAGTCAAGATATTTCTTTGTGCTTCTGAAATAAGACTAACGTAATCAAGTTTATCGTCTAGTGCCCAAAGAGCCATTGGGTGTTCACTAAACACCTTTTCTGCATATAGATTTGATGGGCTAGACATTATTCTCCTATACCCTTATTATAGCAGGATAGGAGTTAATATAATTTAATCTCGCAAGCATCAGTTGAACAGTATTTCTCAGACTCAGCATCTAAGTTATCTTTACCGTCATAGATTGCAGACCAATCAATCTTTCCAATTGTTCCAACATAAGCGTTATATTCTTCTCTTGAAATCTCACTATATGGTTGTTGTGGATAAGTCTTATTCCCCATTGGAAGAAAAGATACAGCCTTTAATTGACCCTCATACATATTTAATGCTGGAGCCACAAACTGCTTTTCTGTTTCCTTGTCAAACGATAGAGTTACAGAAACACCATTATCTGACCAGTACTTTTGAGCAGTTGCTGCCAAACCAATCTTCTCAAATAAACTTACCTGCTTCTCAGCACGTTTGTGTCCAGATGCTACTGGGAAATATACTACAGATGTATTTGCTGATACAAGGTCGTCTTCAATTTTATATCCCGCTGCTTTAAATAAATGCATCATCGGATCGGTATTACCAAAACGAATAGCACGAAGATAGAACTCTCCTCCAGGACCCCAGTGAACTCCAGGAGTTGCACCTGATAAAAGAGAAACAGATCCTGAAGGTTTGACGGTAGTTACACGAACTGATTCACGAACACATAGCCACTCAGAATACTTGTGGTCATAATGACGAATCTTTTGATACCCTTCATCCATCCACTCACGCAATGCTGGAAGTCCAGAATTATCTGCAAAAGAAGCAATGCCAGTAAGTGATGTTCCAATACGACGATTACGTTGCATAATTCCATTTGTCTGTTGCCAATGTGTTGGCATTAAGGTTACAGTTTTTCCATAAAGATATGCAAACTTCAATGTCTTGAGGAAGTCCTCCTTAGAATCATGACGGTTTAAGTGCACTTCTACAAGTGTACAAAGTTCGTACGATTCTAATGGCTGCTCCGCACAAGGATTGAATCCCATAATACGGGAATCCTTATAGTCTGGTGCATCTTTTAATCTACCGTACTCTCTAGCAACATCTAACCAAATAAAACCTGGTTCTCCATTATCTGCAATTAAATCTACATAGTCTTCATATTTTGTTCCAACAGTTGCTGAAATAGAATTGTTTGACATCCAAGCCCAGCCTGGTTTTTCTGGGTCGTAGGAGTTACGCTCTGGAAATACTTCTGGATTCTTAAGATTAATAAAACCATCATCCTCTGGTGTTCCAAGTGCAAGAGTTGCAGAACGACGAACATTTCCTGATACTACACAGGTACCAATAAGATTAACAATATCAACAATAGCACGGCTATCTAATGGTTCTCCAGCCCTAGAGCCAATTACATTTCGGATACGGGTATGTAGATCAATAAGTGGTGCTGGACCGCTTGCTACCCCTCCAAAGCCTTTAATAGGGGCTCCTAGAGGACGGATAAGGTCATAGTTAAACTCTTGAATAGGTTGGTTTTGACGAAGAAAAGAATTTATCAAAAGACGAACTGATTCAACCCATCCTTCACGAGTATCTGGAATCTCATAAATAGATGCTGGCTCAGTAGGAGCATATATAGACATTTGTTTGTCTTGTCCAAGGGTATCAAATCCAACTCCAATACCCAGCATTAATGCATCCATTACCCAAGCAAATAAAGCACCAGGATCATTACGGTCAATATCTCTAGTTGAAACCATTGCACAGTTTTGAAGTGAGGCAGAGTTACGCTTTTCCATAGTCATGGGAGTTCCGAATGCCCACAGCCCACGACCTGGTGGTGTCCACTTTAATTCAAACATTCTTTGGAATGCTTCTTGTGCAGACTTCTGAGCCTTGTTATCATTCCATGGTAGACGATTATCTTTGGCATGGTTCTTTTGTACTGAATACATGCCCTCAATTACACGGCGACAAACTTCATGCCAACGTTCTTTAGTTCCATCTTCTTTCATGCGAGAATATGTACGAATAAATGTAATCTCTCCTAAAGAGTTAGACCCAGCATCTGAAAATCCAAATGGCGCTGGAACATTATTATATTTATTTACAAAATCTTCTGATAGACGAAACGAAAAAACTTCTGACATTTATTTACCTTTCTAAGCAAATTTAGATGAGTACTTTGAGTTTTCCAAAGTGGTCTTAAGTATATCACAAATTTACAAAGAAAAAAACTCCGCTTTATACGGAGTTTTAATTCTTTAACTATAAAGTTAAGGTTGAGTACTTTTAATTAATTAAAGTGCACCCATAATTTGCATTGCTTCAAGATCTACTTCATATCCATCAGCATCAAGTGTTGTGAATTGATCTGAGCGAAGTTTTGTAAATCCAACTAATGTTGTAGTAGTTGAACCTGATGCAATTGATGTTGATCCAAGTGTTGGAGCAGAGTATCCTGAAACTGTTGCCCAAGAAGTTGAAGTTCCATCTGTTGTAAGATACTTACCTGAGTTACCAGACTGTGCAGCAACTAGATCAGTTCCATTATATTTTAGTGTCTTACCTGAAGCAAGATTAATATGTTCTGATGAAGTCCAAGCATCCGTAGAGTCAACCCAGTTAAAGGTCTTATCTGTTTGTCCCTTTAATGTGATACCGCCACCATCGGCAGTTATATCAGAAGGAGTTTCTACATCTCCAAGAGTAATATTCTTATCATCTACTACAAGAGTGGTTGAATTAATTGTTGTAGTTGTTCCATTTACCGTCAAATCTCCAGAAAGTGTTAAAGATGTTCCAGTTGCTGCACCAATGTTTGGTGTTACAAGTGTTGGAGTATTAGCAAAAACAAGTGCTCCAGTACCAGTTTCATCTGTAACTGCTGATATAAGGTTTGCAGATGACGGAGTTGCAAGGAATGTTGCTACCCCTGTACCAAGTCCATCTACGCCAGTTGATATTGGTAGTCCTGTTGCATTTGTAAGAACACCAGAAGCAGGTGTACCAAGTGCTGGAGTAGTCAATGTTGGTGAAGTTAAAGTCTTATTTGTTAAAGTTTCTGCTCCTGCAAGGGATGCCACGTCTGCGTCTGTTATGGCAGTATTTAACTGAGCAAGTGTTGATGTAACTGTGTTTGAGCCAAGTGAAATTGACTTGTTTGTAAGGGTCTGAGTTGCATCAAGGATTGCTACTGTTCCTGTTGCATCTGGGAAAGTAATTGTACGATCAGCAGTTGGGTCTACAACAGTTAAAGTTGTTTCATTTGTATTATCTGTTGCGCCCTCTATGTGGATAGATGCTCCAGGGACTACAAGGTTCTTATCTACATCAAGTGCTGCAACTCCGCTGGCTGCGCCCTTTTGTGTTAGTGGAACGTAGTCAGTAATGTTTCCACCCTGATCAACTGAATCTAGGAAGTAGTTAAGGTCGTCCCAATGGTTTGTGCCATCACCGATCTTAAACTTGCCTGTATCGCTTTCATATCCAATTTCAGCGACATTTAAAACTGGGTCTGCTGCTAACCATTGTGCTGCAGTTCCTCTGCGCTGTTGCATTCTTGTTGCCATTTATAGTCTCCTTAGTTAAATATCTTAGATAATTATTTTACATTATTTTAATAATTAACTATATGTTGTAATTATATCAGATAATTTAGTTAAAATTATCTATTGCTTCTCCGCCTACCCAAGTTTCCTCCCAAGATGCTGTATTATATAGTCCAGCACTTACAAGATATCCTGGTTCATTGTATGCCCCACCACTAACAAAAGTACTTACAACAAGTCCAGATCCACCAATTGATGTGTCGTGAATGTGATCCTGAAGAGTTTCAGAGTCTTCAAGATTTGCAATAGCAATCCATTCACCATTGTAGTATATGTGAGCACGTTCTGTTAATGTATCAAACCATAAATTTCCATTTGCTGGAGAGGCTGGCTTTGTTGTTCCAATAGTTGGTGTACCAACTGCTGAATCTACATAAAGTTTTGTTGCTGCGTGTGTATTTTGGGTTGGGGTGCCAACTACGACAGGTGATCCAAAAGTACCGCCTTCGGCTACTTGAAGCCCATGCTTTACTTTAAAGTCTTTATTTACTGTTGTCATAGTTGACTCCCGTCCCTAAATTATGCTTCGATATAAGTTTTGTGAACCTTAACAACAGTATCTGCTGCTGCTCCAGTTACCTGTAGAAGAACATTGCCACCTGAGTAGACAGCATTTGTTGTTCCAAGTTCTGCATTACTTTGTACATTAGCGTACTCTGTTAAGTAAACATCATTGCTTCCGTTAACTGCAACAAGAACTTCAATTACTTCAATGTCATTGCCCTTTTTCATTTGAACAATGTACTTAGCAGCAGTGTATGTTGTTGCTGAGAATGTGTCAATTGTAGTTGCTGATGTTCCAGCAGTTGCTAGAGCAGAACCAACAAGAGCATCTGCAAAAGCAATGCTTGTCGCTGCTGCTGCACCAAGGGTTGGTGTAGTAAAGGTTGGACTATTAGTAAATGCTACTGTTCCAGAACCTGCTTCATCAGTTAATGCTGCTGCAAGGTTTGAAGAAGATGGAGTTTCAAGGAATGTTGCAATACCTGTTCCAAGTGATGTTATTCCAGTACCTCCGTTAGCAACAGGAAGTGTTCCTGTAACTCCAGTAGTTAAAGAAACATTTGTAATAGTATTACTTGAACCATTAATAGTTTTGTTAGTAAGGGTTTGAGTTCCATCGTTTGTTGTTACAGTTGAATCAATATCAAGAGTGTTTCCAGTCTTGTCTAATCCTGTACCAGCAATAATTTGTCCAAGGCCAGTAAACTGTGTGAAAGCAAGTGCTGTAGTTCCAATTGTAACTGCACCGTTATTTGTTAATGTAAATCCTGAGTCAGCGTTTACTGTTCCTTGCTCTACGAATACCGCAAAGTTTGCAGTTACTTCTGCACCCTCATCTGCATCTGTAGAACGATCTGGAGCACCAGATGCCTTAACTACATAGATACCATTTTGTGAACCAGTTGACTGATCCTTAACAAGAACACGATCTCCAGTAGCAAGAGTTACACCGTCAAGTGTGTCTCCATTTTCAAGATCTGAGGCAAGTGTTACGTTTGCAGTTGTTGCTGCCTTTACAGATGCCTTCCAGTCAATTCCTTGAACTGTTGTATCTACATAAGACTTTGTTGCTGCATCTGTTCCATCAGTTGGTGTTCCAAGGCCTGTGATCTTGTTTGTACCCATTGCAATTGCGCCAGTCATTGTTCCACCAGCAAGGGCTAACTTATTTCCAAGATCTGTTGTAAGTCCTGAAATCTTAGACTGATCAATTGCTGCTGAAGCATTAATGTCGCCATTAACAATTGTTCCATCTAGAATTTTTGCTGAAGTTACTGCACCGTCTGCAATTTTTGCTTCTGTTACTGCTGAATTTACAATCTTTCCTGTTTCTACAGAATCTGAAGCAAGTTTAGCAGCGGTTACGTTTGCATCTTTAATTTTTAGTGTTTCAACTGCGTCTGTAGCAAGTTTTGCTGCTGTTACAGCACTGTTTGCAAGTTCTGCTGTGTCTACTGCTGCATCTGCAATCTTAGCGTTTGTAACTGAGTTTGCAGCAAGTTTTGCATCTGTTACGTTTGCATCAAGAATCTTTGCAGTTGTAACTGAGTCTGAAGCCAACTTTGCTGCTGTAACATTTGAATCTACAATCTTTGCTGTTTCTACAGAATCTGCAGCAAGTTTAGCAGCAGTTACTGCTGCATTTACAATCTTTGCTGTTTCTACAGAATCTGTAGCAAGTTTTGCTGCAGTTACGTTTGCGTCTGTAATTTTTACGGTAGTTACTGAATCTGAAGCAAGCATTGTTGCTGTAACTGTACCAGTATCGCCAGATGTAACTACAGTACCTGTTACGTTAGGAAGAGTAATTGTGCGGTCTGCTGTAGGATCTGTTACTTGTAATGTTGTTTCATAATCATTTGCTGTAGAGCCTTCAAAAACAATGCTTGATTCAAATGAACCAACTGCTGCAGGGGCTGCCCACTTGATTCCGCCTGTTTCAGCAGAGTCTGCAGTAAGGACATATCCGTTTGTTCCAACGGCGACACGGGATACTGCATTATCTGCAGTACCAACTAGTAAATCACCTTTTGCATCTACAATTTTCTTTGTAAGAACATCATGACCTTCAACGGTTGCGGTTGCGCCCTCAACTACTAATCCAGCCTTTACTCTAAAATCTTTTGTTGTTGTTGCCATTTATTATCTCCTTGGTTAAGCCTTCAAACCAGTACGCATGTAGCGTAAGGTAATCGGGGTCTGCCCACCCACAGGAACTATAGTTAATGAAACTGTCGTTCCTGCCATAGAGACGCTAACGGTGCCAATATTCCCATTGGTGTCTACTGTTCCATATTCACTGACATTTACATTTGTACCGTCAGGGACTATGGTTAACTCTGTTGTAGAGAACTTGTCTCCACCAGTCTTGCTTAATGAGACCACATACTTAACGGATCTCCACTCTGTGGTTAAAAAATTATCAAATATTGTGCTGTTCTCAATACCAGTAATTGTTACTTCATTGTTACCCGCAGAACCCAGATCTGTTGACTGTGCTGCAGTTGTGTCAATTAGATCAACATAGTTTGCTTCGGTTGGTCTATCACCTGTCTGAAACAGGGCCTTTACGTTTGATAATGATATTTTAGCCATGTCTGAATTATATCATATATTTTAAAGTATATAGTTAGAGAAACCAATGACCTGCAAAGGAATTGCTGGTACATTTCCAATACTGCTGGGTATCTGTATTGCCGTGAATCTTATTCTAAATGGCAATACTGAGTTTATACTTATACCACGATTTAAATCAACAATCTCTGCTTTTGGAAAAGAAACTCTTTCAATAATTTTTGTAGCAACGGGATTGTTACTATTTATAGTAACCGTTGCCATTAGTTTGTAACATCCTCAATCAGGGTAATCTTGCCTTGAGCAACTGTCCATACAAGGGTATTTTGTGGAAGACGTAGTTCAATGTCAAATATGTCATCTGTTCTTAACTGTGCAGTTTGTGCTGCAGTTAGATTAACCTTAAACTCTCCGTCTTCATCATCTTGGTCTTGTGCTGGATTAATTGTAAAAATTAATGTTGCAGTGTCCGTAATTATTTGAGGATCAACTATTGTGGTTGGTCTTTTAAACTCTGCCTCTATTGTCCAATCAGAAATAGTTAAAGGCTGCTTTGTATCATCTGTTAGGTAGATCTTAAATGATGCTGTATCGCCTTTTACGATAGTCCAGTTAACAAATGGTGGCTTTTCACCAATGTCGTATGTAGATGCGCCTTGACCTCTTAAAGTTGCCATTATGCCAAACCTGCTTTCATTGATCCCCACGTTCCATTGCCTTTTGGTTGTCCAACTATAATTATTCCAGTTGATGCGTCTGACTTAGCAACAACTGCTACAGCCCCTGATCCACCTGCTGGAATTGTATCTGTAAGTCCTCCACCATTTGCAACATATAATATTTCTCCAGCGGTATAAGAAGAAGTGTTAATATCTTCAAAAACTCCAGAGATAATTATTACTCCATTTGCGTTATTTGAAATTGCTGCCTGTGTTATTCCTACCACTGGAAATGTTGCTATGTCATCTGAGTCAGATTTTGCAATTAATGGTTTTGTTGAATACCCTGAAATATATACAGGAGTTCCTTTTGCAATTGTTGCACCTGTTGTATTTCTAACTTCAAGTGAGATAAAAGGAAGACCAACGTTTGAAATAACATCTTCTATTTTTTCTGCTAATGACTGAATATCCTCATGTACATTTACAGGGTCAGTTAAAAGGGGATAAGGAAGATCATAAGTTGTAGTTGCACCAGTAGCCATAGTACTTATTATTATACCACTTCCCCGCATAAAAATTAAAAAGTTATAGAAATGTTACCTAAAGTTTGACTTTGGTGGCAAATTCATGTTATAATTAATACATGCTACTAACAAGTAGCATTTTTAGTCTCTAGGAGGTTTTTATTATGAGAAGAGA